GCAGTTTTATCTCCGCTAACTGCAAAAGCTTTTGGTATTCTAGTTGCCATATTTAGCTACCTATGATTGTTCCGTTATAAAAATTGCCATTATTGAAATTACTGTGATTAGTTCCAAAACCCCAAGACTGAAAACCAGCATTTATTACTAGGCTTACATCAATTCCAGCTGGTCTTGGTAATAAATCTCGGTTATATAGCTCTATTATAAAACCTGATATTGACTCATCATACAATAAATATGTGAACGTCATATCTCTGTTGTCAATACATGTTAGAGTTTTCTCACCAAATATTCTAAAGAGAGATTGATTAATTCCGTTCTCACCTGAGACAGTCCCTCTCATGTGCAAAATATATGCTTTCAGAAATAGCAATGTTCTCTTCTCTTCTGTTGAGAATATATAAGAGCTACCAGATCCGGGCGAGAAGTTGCCGTTATTAAAATTTTTCTTATTCGTCCCGAATCCCCAAGCTGGGTAATTTTCCTCGGCCGGGTCTATGATGCCAAACAATTGTTCATCTAAAATGATTGACCAAACAGCTAGACCGAAATCATTTGCAGTAGCTAAATTAAATACATCATCAAACCAGTTATTCCACTCGTCACAAAAATTTGTTGCGTACCAATCCTGTTTTTCTTGAATGAACGCCTTGAATTTATCGGCATTAGATCTCTGCCAATCTAAACAAGATAAAATATTTATCGAACAAGAAAAATCACTCATAGTGTGCTTACCGTAATATTAGATTCTTCAATCGTTGCTTTTTGCCAAATTTCTAAATCTAGTGTGTCTGTGCTTGGGGTATCAGCCGCAACCGTTGTAACTGTCACCATAGCCACATACACGCCAGATGCGCCCAAGTAGCTGTTTATTGCCCATGCAATCTCAAACGGTGAAACAGGGTTTCCAACCTGAAATCCGTTCGCCCCGTCAACGTCTCCATTGGCATACTCAATAATAGCCTCTTTGATTGCGTCAGTACCAACACTAGAGCTATCAATTCTCGCTGTGACTGCTATTTTAACTGGAACCTCTGTTGGCCTGTCAAAATAAACATCATAAGTCTGTTCACTAATTTCATCTGTATATGATGCTGTCACTGTGTTTGTTTGCCCGTAGAATGGGGTTCCCCATGTATTTGTAATATAAGCCTCTGCAATCTCAGATATTACTCCACCATCAACACAGATCCATGTGCTATGCTCTGGTAGTGTGAGGTTATCTATAGTCTGGGTGGTTGATAATCGGTTTTCTCTGAACTGTAGGCCGTCCACACCATCAAGGGCACTTACTGCGGCAATAGTGGCGGCCGCCACACCTGTAGCGTTTGCGGCTAACTCCGTCTTTCTTTGTTGCTTTGCTGATACTAGAGACTGCTCTTCTTTGCCTTCGCTTGCCGCCACTTCATTTGTTATGGTTTCCCATCCGACTACGCCAGAAATAATTTTATTAATTTCTCCTATGTTAGCCGCTATTGCTCCGTAATTCTCTGATCTGAATGTCATTGTGACGCTACCGCTTGCGGGTATTTCTGTTTCAGTAACAGCCAGCCATAGTTCGCCATTGTCGTCTTGAGCTATTGAGCCAGTAGGTATAGTAGTACCCGCCACGCCAGAAGCTAAACAGTCGCAAGTTGATTGCTCTGCCGAATCTCTCTGCCCACCAGTTAGAGCATACAGTGCGTCAAATCTGGTGCCGTCTGCTAAGTTAGGGTTAAATTGATTCATCATGTAAGCGAGTGCGCGTGCCGCGCTAGTTCTCGCCGTGACTTCTGCGGAAACCTCCCTACCCTCTTGTGAGCTTGAGTCTATCTCGTCAGAGTCGCCAAGGCCCAAAAGGGTTTTATACGATGCCTCCACCTCGGTCTGAATAGTAGAAGTATCAACTAAAATTACACCGTTAGACGTTATTTTTTCATAGATTGACATAAAATTAGCTACTCACTGTTGTTGTTCCATAAACTGTCTTAACAGTCATCGTATATTCTAAAACGCTATCGTTCAAATTATATTCAAAAGCCGTGATTTTCTCTACAAACGAGAGTGCTTTTACTTGCGTTCTAACTTGAAATTCGAATTTTTGAAAGTTTGGGTTTCCTAAAAAAACATTTCCAAAGTAATCAATTCCTTTGGTTTTGTTGTACTGATACTCACCTAACTGAGTTTGTATTGTCGATTGTATAATTTGTGCCGCGGCTTCTGCCCCATAAAGAAAAACAAATTTCCCGCTTGAGGTTATGGTGTCGTTATTAGAGTCAACCGCTTTAACTTTTAGTGTCATGATGGTGTACCTGTATTTCCACTTCCCGCTGATCCGGTCCAAGTATATGTATGCATGTGCGCGTCATACTCTGCTTTAAAGTCATCAAGTGATACTCCGCTTGCTGTCACCACATCGCCACTATCGGTTATTTGAGCGCCATTTACTGTGGCCCCGCTTGGTGCTGTAACTCGAATTTCACCGTCATCTATAGCTATTCTTGTGCTTCCGTCTGCGCTTGATATTACGAGTGCCGTTTCATCTTCACTCGATATAGTAAAGTTTCTCATAATGTCAGGAATAAATCTCGCATCACTAAAGCTGTGTTTTCGTCCCGTTGGTGGTTCTGAGTCTTCGTAAGATTGTAGAAATACGCTTATATCTCTGTCACTGGCCTGCAACCATCCAAGATCCCCCTCATTGATTGGTGGAGATATAAAGAACCCGCCAGCGCCAAATGTCTGCACAGTTATTCCTTTTATGTCCCCACGGCTAACAGCTTCTCCATTATTCGCTATCACCTTAATTAAGGGCTTAACAGTTACTATGGTTCTGGTTTCATTAACGCTGACAACTTGGCAAGGTAGGCTATTATCAATGTTTTTCTTGATCTTATTCATCAATAAATCAAAAGCACCACCAAGAGAATTTTGCTTGGATTCGGCTGGTATCATATTGCCCTACCTTCTAAGCTTAAGTAAAACGCCTGACCCCTGCTAGAGACATCAAATTGAACGTCATACAAAGTGTATTTTCCTGTCAATTGCGGGTTTAGCTCTGATTCTAGATTAACTACCGATCTAATGTTTATGTCAGGATGAAATAAGCATTGAATAGAAACGCCTGATTCTGTGCCAGAGCTTAGAATTAAATTTCCTAAAGAATTGCTAATGTCGAACTCTACGCTGGTTTTCACTGACTCGGTTCTATCCATTACATACAAGATGCCATTGTCAACAAACGTTTCAACATTGGCTATCTGCTCTAGGTTATTGATCGCACCGCTAGCTGATCCTGTGTAAGCGTATGATCTGATATTTTTATCAGTGGTAGAAAACTCTAGAGTCAATCCATTGTCTGCCGCTACACCCTGAGCAATAACACTAAGTTTTGTGAGATCACCAGCCGTTTTACTGACTAACTTTTGCTTGTTGTTAAATCCTGTTATGCATCTTAAAACCACACCGAGATTAGGTTTCTGTGTTGGTCTTGATCTGAAAATCTCCCCCTTATAGTAAGATGTTGCGCCATAGCTTTCACGGCCTACCTGCAACTCTACTAAAATTCTATCGGAGTTTGGGTTGGTTGGCAGGGTTTCTTGCAGTATGTAGTTTCTAGTTTCGCTAGATAGACCTATTATTGTTATGTCACAGCTTGCGCTTACCGAGCTTGAAACCTTAATCCCCTTGGCTTCTATCCATAGGTTCTCGTACCACGTTGTTACGTTGTTTATAGTTATACCCACTCGAACAATGCGATTATCAAAGCTCATTTCTGGCTGTCTCCGCTTCATCCGTAGTTAGATAATATAGATTTTGGGTGTCGCCAAACTCAGTGTAATCAGCACCTTCATTTCCCGCCTCTGAGCTTAGAATGAAATTCCCGTCTACTTCCATATATTTGTAAGGTAGCAACAATTGCCCAATGACAAATGGGAAGCCCTGCACCACCTCCACGTCATCAATAGAAATATCATAGGACATGAAATTACCATTATCACGAAATACAAAATCATATTTATATCCGTTATATGGAAATGTGAATGATTGGGTTGGGGTTGCGTTTATAGGTATTAGTCTCATAGGAAACCCCCAAACAAACTCTGCAATACCGTTTCGCTCTCGGTTGATGATTTTTGCCCTGATTTTACAGTGCTGACATCTGCGGTACTATCAACATCTGATATTGTTAGCACTTGAGTGGTAGACGAAACGATCTGCTGTTCTACTAGATTGATATTAATAGATATTGTGTTAGCCATTGCTGGGCCTTCATCATGCGGCATGGCTTCGATATAAAGATTCTCATACGTGTCCACTCTAGTCTGTATTGATATTGGGGAATAGCTATCAAAAAGAGTTTGAATTTCCGCATAAGTTTCTATGTAGTCGTCAGGATCTAGGACTAATTGAAGATTTATTCTGTCCTGATTGTCTATAGCGTTATCAGCAACGACCTGTCCATTCTCTAAAGTGTGAGTCGAGAAAGTTTTTGATTCTCCAACTTGCACTGATAGAAATTTAGCCGTTTCAAATAACTGCTCACCATCCTCATCAAGAATGGCTGTGACAGGTGTAGAATTATTATCCCATAGCCAAGTCATTATCTATCTACCCCATCATCTAATTGACCAACCGCGCCAGCCAATTGATTTGTAAATTCATCTGTAACTATGCCTCTTGCTTGCTCTGTTGTCATTCCTCGAGCATCTATATTCACGCCACCCATGGCAACACTAACTGATTTTTGCATTTGACTGCTGTTAAACATCATTGCACCACCTCCACTATTAAGTGGATTTTGTGCGTACTGCTGAGCTGTATTTAATCCTTTTATTGTGTTTTCTGCAATGTCGCTGTCACTACTACCACCAAGCCAAGATGGTAGGCTATCAAAAATACTACCTCCTTCTTTATCTCCACCGAAAAAAGAAGGCATTTCAAAATCAAACAAACTCTCGAAATCAAAAAGATTCTTTATGTATTCCCATAGAGCAGTAATAGAGTCTTTCATTTTATCCAGTGCAGACAATGGATCAGTGTGAAATAACTTAACCCAATCGAATATTGACGTTGCCTGATCCCACGCCCAAATAATCCCATCTATCGCGGCCTTAACCCCTTCTTCAAGCCACTGATACTTTTCAAAAAGCGACCCTATGAAAGAACTTTGTCCCTCAGTGTAACGTTTCACATCTTCATATAGTGCCGCAAATGCCGTTCCTATTGTCATAATCATGACGGCTACTTTTCCGAGCTTGCTTTGTGCAAACGTAGCCGACATTGCTTTTATTGCAGGTATTAGAAGAACCATAATAGCTGTTGCTATGGCCGCAAAAAAACCCACCATGAATTCTTTGTGCTGTTTCATCCACTCAACAACACTCTGCAATCCTCTCAGCATGTTAGACAAAAATGGTAGTATTGTTGTATTTGCCTCTTGAGCTAGAGAATCAAAAGCCCTACCTGTGTTGTCTAACTCGTCATTGAATTCTGCTGATGCCCTGTAAGATTCTTCTGTCATTCCTCCTAGTTGCATCTGCTGATTAACCAAGTCAGAAACGGCAACTCGGCCCTGTTGCAATAAAAGAATAGTTCCTTGATCCAACCCTAGTCTCTTACCAAAGCCGAAAGACTCCTCTTTACTTAGATTTTGGAATGAGTCTGCTATTTCTGGCAATAGATCGAAAACACCCTTTAAACCGCCTTCTGCATTGTTTGCATCTATCCCCAATCTTGCCAAGGTTTGGGCGGCCGCTCCACCCCCATCAATAGCTAGATCTGTGAGCTGGTCATTTAATGCCGAAATAGAACCTCGGAAAGATTCGGCACTACCGCCGTTTCTTTCAACTGCCGCACCCCAAGCGTCAACTTTCTCAATATTGAATCCAAGGGTTTCAGAAAATTTTCCTACCGTATCAGTATTAAATGCCGTGTCAAAAATTGATGATTTTATTGCTGATAGCGCAACAAAAGCGGCCGCTAAATCACCAATTGATAATGCGGCACCCTGGGCTGATTCTTCCGTGTCATCGAGCGCACCGCCAAGACCTTCAATATCGTCCTTGGCATCACCCGCATCCGTTTCAAATAGTATTAAGAATTTGTCTAGGATTGACACCTATTCACCTGCCTTGCTTTTGTTTCGCCCTTTGGTGGGCTAGGTACTCATTTATTTTAGGCACTATATGCGCCTCGTACATATTTAAAGCATCTTCCCAATCGTACTCCGTCCTCAACTCTTTGAGTGTGGCGATTTTTTCACTGATGAGGACTGCGAGAACTGGGTCAATGTTTTTGTAATCAATACTTTTGCCTTGTCCATCACCGACAGGGATCTGCTCAATAGCCTGTCGGTGTTGAAAAAATTTGAGTTCCAATCATGAACCTCCCTAACCAGCATGAACAGCATTTCATAGTCTGGGACGTGAGCATCTATCAAGAGTTTTTTATCAAGTTTAATATAATCGCCACTAGGCATTTGAGCCTCGACATACTTGCAGATTTCAATAGAAAACTCTTGTAGCTTTCTAGCTGGAACAATATCACTTGATGTTGGCTTGGCCGCCGCACCTAAAACTTCAATAGCAAGACCGAACAAAAACAATCCTTCTGTTGCTGGGTATCGACCAATGCGAAAATTCTTTTCTACTTTATCGCCTCCGACCTCGGACTTGAGAGTTATATCTTTTGACTTTATTAATTCCATACAATGCACCTGTACGCTTTGCACCATTGATAAAAAGGGTAAGAAAGGGTGGTGCATACCCCTTTCAGCCTAAGCCTATCTTACCCTTTATTTCTTTAACCTACTAGAGCACTTACAGCCGGCCCTTCTGTAACGCGAGCAAACTTAAACTGATAGGTCATTGTTGCTAATCGGCCGCCTTGACTCTGACTCATCAAGCGAGGACCGCCAACGATTTTTCCGCCTGATGCTGTCAATACTGCACCGTTAGGCAATATTCGAGAGATAGAAATCACATCATTACTGGACTTCTTGCCCCGCTCTACAACGTTGTTTTGAAGAATCAAGTGCAATAACTGCTGTCCCGGAGCACCAGGAGTGATTGCGATATTTATTTGAGTGGTAACCGCTGAATCCCATCTAACCCCATTGCCATTAGTGTCTAGCGTCAAATCACCCATTTGAATGTCTGGGCTAGATAATGGATCTGTGTCGTCCGATGTTTCCAAAATAGTAATAGGCACACCCGCTGTGGTATTGCTTGCGGATAGAGCTAATATAGTACCCGCATGTGAAATAGTAGTGTCTGACATAATCCCAAGCCTCTTAGATTAATACGTGTGAACCTTCAACCTTGCCAACTCCGTCACGCTTAGCATAGATGAAAGTATATTCGATTGTGTATTCTGTTACGCTATCGTTGGTTTCTTCGCTGATTTCCGTAGTGAAGTAATAACCTTGACGCTGTACAGACTGCCAAGCATCCGAATCACCAGTAATTTGAGTGATGTATGCTTTTTGTGTTGTTGATAATGTTTTACCTACTGAGATAACGCCATTATCTACGGCTTTCTGCTTAAACGCTTCGATGTACTGCGTGGCAATTGCTCGGCCTTCATCGTCTGCGGAAACAATAGGAAGCGCCAAGAACATATTTAAAAACTGAGATTTTGCCTCAGCCTTCAACCACTGCTCACCAGCATACACGCCCATCTGTCTAGGATCAGAGGAGCCACCGCCTAAAATACCGTTTTGGAAAAACGTTAGGTTCGTGCCTGCTTCTTGAGTTACCCCAAAGTAGTTTGCACCAATTGCGTCATACGTTGTTTTTTCAGATGTGGTTGTAATAACTGCGGTCTGCGTGCTGTCTTGAGTGTACATGAAGTTTTTGATAGCTCCTGTATCATCCCAATCAATAGCCGCCAATTCTGCCGCGGGGTGCAACCATGGATACTCATCCACATTGTCAGTGGAGTAAAGAACCGACCCACAGCCAGCATAATCATACAAATCATCTTGCCATGTGATAGCTTCGGTTTTTGTCATTCGTGGGTAGTACTGGAACATGACATTTTGTGATGCGTTCCATGTTGCTAGCTCTACGTGCTCAGATAACGATAACTGATCAACCGTGACAAATGAACCATAGTTGTTGTTGATCTCAGTCAAGCTTGAAGCCATTTCAGTTAACGTTTCAGCTGACACTCCCTCACTATAAATAGCAAGAGAAGACCATCCTAAATCATCTAGAAAGCCAACCGTAACCTCTGTGAATGAAATCGCACCGTCTGACGTTCCATTTGTATCTAGATCGAAACCGCTTCTAGTTGAGTTGTATGCAACTGTGCTTGAGCTTAGGCTTGCGTCAAGAGCCTGGATGGCTGTTTGAAGTGCTGTTGCTACATCTGCATAAGCTGTCGCACTAGAAAAATCCAATCCAGTTACGCTGAATGTAGCGCCATTTAAAGTTACATCGAATGCGCCAGAAGTAACGGCTTGAAGCGTAGCAAGGCTTTCTGACTCTGATCCAAAAACTTGTGCGCTCGTATCTGAATCCGCCCATCGTGCAAACTGAATAGAATCAGGGCTGTTTCCTGCTTTGTCTATCAATGAAAAGTATTGCAATGCTTGCTTATACTCATCACTAGTTGAAGACCCGAAATAAGATAGCACGCTATCAGCGTCAGCAAAGCTTATTACTGAACCTGTTGGCACTAAGTCGTTAGTAGTGATCAGGCGTAATTGAAGTTTGCGAGCAGATACAGCGGACGCACCTCCAACTACACTGGTAATCTCTACATACTGATTTGATGATATTGGCATGGTTTAAACCTCGTAAATGCCGCCTGTAACCGTGCTAGTGCTAGGCACTGTTTTGGTGTACTGGCTGTTATAGTTGATTTGCAAATCAAAGCTA